CAGGAACTAGAAATCTGGACAAAGAAGGTTTAGCATCACTTAGATTAGTAGCAGATGATTTTGGATATGTTAGTCCAGAAGATTTAAAAAGATTACGAGAAAATAAATCTTTAATGTCTGTACCCAATAAAAAAGAACTAGCCGGCATGGAATATGAATTACCACCAAGAGGTTCACGTGGAGGACCAGATGATATTGCAGCTCCAGTTGCGTCTGCAGAAGAAACATTTAAAAATACACAAAACGAGTTAAGAAAAGAATTGGAGAGATTAAACGAAATAGACTTACCAAAAGATATTGACATAAGAGAAACTACACTTCCAACCGGTGCAGGATTGGAAGCACTTAAAAATGTTAAGAATAATAATTTAATTATAAATGCTTTAGTAGATAAAGTTTATGACATGGCAGGTGTTGCAAAAACAGCACAACCTGTAGCAAGAGGAAATGCTAGAGATTTTTTAAATACAATTAAAAATATGGAAGACCCAACTTTTCCAGGCGGTACAAGATTATCTGATGTAATGGAAGTTGATGATTTTAAATTTGCAACTGAAGGTGGCGGTGGTGGAATGGGTGATCCATTATTACTAGTACAAAAATATTTTGGACCAAGAGTTGCTGCAGCTGTATCTAAATTAGAAGGTAGAGATCAAATAGAATTATTTGCAAACAGACTTGTTAGAGTTAAAGATGCAAAAGGTAATACGATAACTGATAGAGGATTTGATCCAACTACAGTTGATCCAAGTGAATTTGAATTTTCAAAAGGTGGTAGAGTAGGTTACCGAGGAGGTAAACTTGTTGGTAAAGCTTTAGGAATGTTTAAAAGACAACAAGCTTTAGAACGAGGAATGGGTGAAGGTTTTGCTGCTGCAGAACAATATGGAATTACAGGACCTATGGTAAGTAAATTATTTAGAGAACTTGCAATGGACAAAAGTTTAGTGGGTCAAGAAAAAACACAATACATGAAATTAATAAATGAAGTTTTAAAAAATCCTGAAAAATATCCAGATGAAATATTACAAATCCAAAAGAAATTAGGACTTGATATTGATGTTGGTATGAAGGGTGGTGGCCTAGCTAAAATTCTGGAGGTGTAATGGCATTCGAAGGAGTTCCATATTTATATCAAAATAAAAACGGTAGTTTCAGAGTCCTAGCAAAAGACGTTGATGAGTATTTTAAAGCAACTGAAAAAACTGAAGCAATAAAATTTGCGAAAGGTCTTCAAAAAAATTTAGATAAACAATTAAAAGGTTTTCTTACAAGACAACAACTTGCTGAAGAATTAAAAATTCAAGACACTTCAATTGAAAAAGCTAAGATGTCTAATACCCGTTTGTGGAAAGAAATTTCTAATCAAATGGAAATTAAAAAAGTTGGTAATAGAGAATACTATAAATTTAAAGGAAACAAAAATAATGCAATTTCGTCAATAAAAAAATTTAGTGGCGCAGAAGCTGTTAAAGGTCCTAGGGATGTTTATGCTGGTAAAGTAACAATTGCAGGTAAAATAAGAAACCTTTTAAAAAATTCTAAAGATCCCTTAACTGTAAAAGAAATTGAAAATAAATTACCAAAAGAAACACCAATTGCTACAATTAATTCTGCGTTAGCTGATTTAAAAAAAGACGTTAACTACAAGGATAAAATTAAAAAAATTACATCACAAGAAGTTGCTGAAGCAGGTGCTGTCACAAAAAGAAAAGCATCAGCTCCATATATCGTTGCGGTTAGGAACGCATTTGTAAATGATCCTGATGCGACTACCGCAGATGTTGCAGAAGAAATGTTTGGAACCAATAAATATAAATCTGCATCAAGAATAGATAAACTTGATATGGATCAAATAGCCAGACTTAATATAATCAAATTCTTACAAGAAGTTGGTGGCAAAGGATCTAAAATTCCCATACCTGGGTTTAAAGATATTGCTCCCGATAAATTAGGAGACATTATTGAAAGTATAGAGTCTAGATCTAACACGTTTGGTTTTGAACCAGGTGAGCGAAAAAGATTTCAAGGAGCTGTTGCAGATTCTCTTAGAAACTTACCTGTCAACTATACAGAAAAACTAAAAGCTAAATTAAGACAAAAAGGAATGGCTGTAGATGAAGTTAATCCAACAGCGTCTGTATTTAAACAAGCACCAGGATATATTGAAGCAACACAAGTTATACCTTTTAAAACTAATCAAATAAAAGGAACTACATTAGACGCATTGTTTGGAAGAACTTTTAAAAAAGTAATGCAAGGAGATTTTTCTGGTGTTGATTATTTTAATGAAAAGTCTGCTGAGTTTGCAAAAAAATATAATATTGATACCCCTATTATAAGAACAGGAGCTGGATTAAATCCAGAAGATTATGTAGCAAATTTTAGTGATTATACAAAAGGTGGTAGAGAAAATATTCAACAACTTGCTAAAGAAAAAGGTTTTGTACTTGAAACAAAATCAAAACCATTACAGCTTTTAGTTAATGCAAGAAAAGATTTTGAAAACAATACTGATAATATTTGTTCTATCTTTGGAAAAGCAAGTGGTGGTACAGTAAAATCTTGTGTAGCTCAATTTGATGAAGCGGTACAAAAAAATCCAGAAGGCTTATTTCAAAAAGTTTTAAACTTTGCAAAATCACCAGGTGTAAAAAGATTTACATTAGCGGGAGCAGCAGGAGCAGCTGGAGCTGCAATCGTAAAAGAATTTAGAAATGATGATCCAACAAGTTATCTATCAAACGAAGATCAACAAAAGAGTATGTTAGTTGCAATGGCAACAGATCCAATTATGGATCCATTAGCAAATCAATTTGATAGACCAGATATTTTAGATTACCAACTTCCTGCATTGGGTGCTACCGCTGCAGCTTCAACAGCACTTGGTGCACCATCAACAATTAAAGTTAGTAGAGACCCTAATTCTCTTCCTCAGTTTAAAACCAGAGGAACTGGTATAGAGAAAAAAGGATTAGCAAAAACAGGTCTAAGAGTTTTAGGAAGAGGACTTGGTATTATGTCTACTCCCGGTGCCCTGGCTCCTTTTGCAGCAGCCGATATCGCATCACAAGTTTACGAAGGAGATAGTGCAACAGATATAGCAACTAATCCATTTAATTATTTATACGGTACCTTTGCTGATCAAACAGATAAAATGACTAGAGGACTAAAACCAACACTTAGAAAAGTGGCTAGATTAGGTATGAGTCCTGGAGCATTAAGGGTTATGTCTAGAGCAGGATTAGTTGGACTTGCAGGTTCTCTAGGTATACAAGGGTATAACTTATTAACAGATGACTAAAAAATTAACTACAACTGTACCTCCTTTAAAAGGACCTAATTCTCAGGGGTTGAATGTTTCGGGAAAAAGGATTATAACAGTTGAGAACTCGGAGAAAAATAATGTCAGAAATAGACAAAGCTTTGCCAAACGTAGAGCAGGAAATAAAATTACCTAGTGAAGAAGAGATTGTAGAAGCATCTCAAGAGAATATTGAGGAACAAGTTGGACCAGAAGATATTCAAGTTGAACAAGAAGAAGATGGCGGTGCTACAATTACTTTTGATCCTGAAGCTGTAAATCAGCCAGGCACTAATGAACACTTTGACAATTTAGCAGATCTACTTCCTGAAGATGTTTTAGGAAGATTAGGTTCTGATCTTTTTGAAAATTACACACAATACAAATCATCAAGAAAAGATTGGGAAGATGCTTACACTAAAGGTTTAGATCTATTAGGATTTAAATATGAAGTTCGATCCCAGCCTTTTACAAATGCAAGTGGTGCAACACACCCAGTATTAGCAGAAGCCGTAACACAGTTTCAAGCACACGCTTATAAAGAATTACTTCCAGCGACTGGTCCAGTCCACACTCAAATTATGGGTTTACCTACTAGAGAAAAAGAAGACCAGGCAACTAGAGTAAAAAATTTCATGAACTATCAACTCATGAATGTGATGAAAGAGTATGAACCCGAGTTCGATCAGTTACTTTTTTATCTCCCTCTTAGCGGCTCTGCATTTAAGAAGATTTATTATGATGAACTTCTAGGCAGAGCCGTGTCTAAATTTGTTCCGGCAGATGACCTGATAGTTCCATACACAGCAACATCTTTAGAAGATGCAGATTCAATCGTGCATGTTTTAAAAGTGTCAGAAAATGATTTAAGAAAAAAACAAGTAGCAGGTTTTTATAGAGATGTAGAAATCACTCCAGGTTATTCTCAAGAAACAGAAGTAGAGAAAAAGGAAAGAGAATTAGAAGGAGTTAGAAAAAATAGAGACGAACAAGTTTTTACAATTTTAGAAATTCACACAGATTTAGATCTAGAAGGTTTTGAAGATAAAGACGAAGAACAAAACCCTACTGGAATCAAACTTCCATACATTGTAACAATTGATACTTCTTCAAGAGAAGTTTTATCAATTAGAAGAAACTACAAAGCTGAAGATCCATTAAGAAATAAAATAAGTTATTTTACTCATTTTAAATTTTTACCTGGACTTGGTTTTTATGGATTTGGTTTAATCCACATGATCGGTGGATTATCTAGAACTGCAACGAATGCTTTAAGACAACTATTAGATGCTGGTACGTTTTCAAATATGCCAGCTGGATTTAAACAAAGAGGTATTCGTGTTAGAGATGAGGCACAATCGATTCAACCTGGAGAGTTTAGAGATGTAGATGCACCTGGCGGAAACATTAGAGACGCATTTATGCCTTTACCTTTCAAAGAACCATCAGCAACATTATTACAATTGATGGGTATCGTAGTAAACGCAGGTCAACGATTTGCCGCCATAGCTGACATGCAGGTCGGTGACGGCAACCAACAGGCCGCTGTTGGGACGACTATAGCTTTACTCGAACGTGGAAGTAGAGTCATGTCAGCGATACATAAAAGATTGTATGTGGCACTCAAAGAAGAATTTAGATTATTGGCAGATGTGTTTAAAACATATCTACCACCAGAATATCCTTACGATGTTGTAGGGGGTCAAAGAAATATTAAAGTTGCAGACTTTGATGATAAAGTAGATATCATTCCAATTGCTGATCCAAACATATTTTCACAGTCACAAAGAATTAGTTTAGCACAAACTGAACTACAACTTGCGATGTCAAATCCAAATATGCACAATATGTATGAAGCATACAGAGATATGTACAGTGCAATTGGTGTAAAAAATATTGATAAGATTTTACCACCACCTCAACAACCTATGCCAATGGATCCAGCGGCAGAAAATATTATGTCAATGAGTGGTAGACCTTTCCAAGCGTTCAAAGGACAAGAACACAGAGCACATATTACTTCGCATTTAAATTTTATGGCAACCAACATGGCAAAAAATAGTCCGGCGGTTATGGGTGCATTACAAAAAAATATTTTTGAACACATTTCTTTGATGGCACAAGAGCAATTAGAGATAGAATTCAGAGAAGAGATACAACAATTGATGCAATTACAACAAATGGCACAACAAAATCCACAAATGGCACAAAGTCCACAAGTACAACAGCAAATTGTACAAATGAGTATGGCAATTGAAGCAAGAAAAGCTAAATTAATTGCTGATATGACTCAAGAATTTAAGGATGAAGAGAATAAAATCATGGGTGATTTCGGAAATGACCCTGTTGCTAAGCTAAAAGCAAGAGAATTAGACCTTAGAGCAATGGATAATGAGCAAAAAAGAAAAGAAGCAGAGCAAAGATTGAATTTAGACAAGACAAAAGCGATGATGAATCAAGGAATTCAAGAAGATAAGCTCGAACAAAACGAAGATTTAGCTAAATTAAGAGCTAATACGTCTATTGAGAAAACAATTTTAAGTAAAACTATACCATCGGCACCGAAAATGGATGCAATGCCAGGAAATATAGCTATAATTAGAAACAGAGGAGAATAAATATGAAAAAAAATAAAAAAACAGACGCAAAACATGTTGATCACGATATGTTTCTGAACAAAGACGGAATGTTGAACGGCGGTGTAGAAATCGAAGTGTCAAAACCGAATGAAACTCAGGACGTAAAAGTAAAAGGTCAAGATGGAATGCTAGCAGAGAAAAAAAGAACAGCTAAGTGGTACTAGTATGTGGTTTAGCGCTATTAAATTAGCCGCTCAAGCTGGCTCTCATATATTTAAAAACCGTCAAAGAACTAAAATGCTAATGGCGGACGCACAAATGCGTCATGCAGAAAAAATGGCAAACGGTGAGGCGGAATATCAGGGCAAATTATTAGAATCAAGAAATTCGGACTGGAAAGACGAATTTATTTTAGTTTTACTTTCGGCTCCAATTGCGTTATTATCATGGGCAGTGTTTTCGGATGATCCGGCAGCTATGGAAAAGATGCAATTATTCTTTGAATACTTTTCACAGCTACCATTTTGGTATCAAACGATTTTCGTAGGTGTCATTGCAAGCGTTTACGGATTAAAAGCAACTGATTTAATTAAAAGGAAATAAAAAATGAGTAAAAAATCTAGAAGCAGAAATAAAAAAATCCTAGGCGCATTAGCTGCAATAGGTACTGGATTAGCATTAGCTAATAGAGGAAAAGGAACGGAAGATTCTAATATTAGTGTTGATAGCGGTAGAGGTGGTGACAGTTCTAGTGCTATGGCTAGAAAAATTGCAAACACAGAAGGAATGGAAGTTCCAGTTTACCAAGACGACATTATGAGAGGTGGTTCAGGTGTCAAATATAAACCAAAAAGAAACCCATATTCTATTTATACAGACAAGGAACCTATTAGACCTTTTAGTGATCTAATGCCTTTTAAAAAAGGTGGTAGAGTTGGCTGTGGTAAAGCTAAGCGTGGATATGGAAAAGCACTGAGAAAAAAATAATGCCGGGAACAATGGTGATGAAAAGACCTATGATGAAAAAAGGTGGTAAAGCTTTAAAAAAAGTAAAGCCATCTCAAAAAGGTTTAAAAAAATTACCCACAAAAATTAGAAACAAAATGGGTTACATGAAGAATGGTGGAAGAGCTAAGTAATGAGAAAGCAGTGCCAACAATGTAAAGAAGCATTTGATTCAAAAGATGAGTTTGATAATTTTTGTAGCAAGCAATGCAAAGAGGAGGCGTTAGCAGCATTAGATTCAGATTCTGATGAATGCTTATCCTGTCAATAATGGCTAAACTTTGTGCAAAAGGAAAAGCAGCAGCTAAAAGAAAATTTAAAGTGTATCCATCTGCATATGCAAATATGTACGGATCAGCTGTATGTTCTGGTAAAATAAAACCAGGTGGAAAAAAGAAAAAGAAAAAATAATGGCTCAAGGAGGATTACGTAAATGGGTATCCGAGAAATGGGTGGACATTGGAGCACCGAAGAAGAACGGAAAATATCAACCGTGCGGGAGATCCAAGGGAAGCAAGAGAAAATATCCAAAGTGCGTCCCACTTGCAAAAGCCACACAAATGACAAGCTCGCAAAAGGCGAGTGCTGTC